TGTTGATTGTACTATCGAGCTATTGCAATAAAGCGGGATTCTCGCATGTATCACTTAACCGCATTGCGAACGATCTAGGAGTTACCGCGCAGACTGTAAGCTATCACATGAGCAGACTACAACGATTGAAGATAGTTAAAAAGATAAGCGGACATTATACGATGATTAAAGGCGCAACAAGGCGCATTATATATGATGACAAGATAACCGACCAGGACGCAAGCAAGATAGCGAACGCACCAATTGAGCCTTATAATAACCGAGAGATTAAAGCCGAGCTGTTGAGTAAGAAAGTACAACGAATGAATGACTTATCGAATGAGACTAAGCGTACACAGTCGAATGAATCAAATGAAACGGATAGGGTTGACGTTACTAGTTTGTTAATGAGTGTTTCAAATGAGCGTGAATTGTTACACGTTGAGCGACTCATTGAGGGCGGGGCTGATCTCGTACAGCTGAAAGCCCATGTTGATAGTGGTTCAAGCGTCCTTTTGTTCAAGGCTTAACGCCCGATAAGCTTTACACTTTCTGAAATATGACCTTTGCCCCCCCCACCCCCATGCGCAAACCTACACCTACTACACTCAATTTTTTGCTAGGTTTTTCAAATTGACCTTACATCGCTTAATACAAGCTACTTTTTCGTCTCTGGACATGTACATCCACTGCTCTAAGTCGTCATAATCACGTCCACAACCGGAGCATATCGCCCCTTTGTCTGTCTGAACGTACTTACATATACTCGTGCAAGGACTCGATGCGGCCTTGCTGCTAGGGTTTATAGACATATTTATTAACCTTGTTAACAATGCCGGGTGGCAACCTGATCGTGTGGGAGTCATAACTACAGACAATAACAATCTCACCCGTAGTAAAAAGGGATAATCACATAAAGTGATGAGCATTCTCGTTTATCTGGTTTATATATAGCGTCTACCTATATACCCAAGGAACTGTACCTGTAAGGATACCCTTGATTCAACTTGTTTATACCATTGGTCATGCTCTACCGCCGGTGGACTGGGTTATGGTCCCGTAAATTGATTATATACACAACTAAAATAAATTGCAAGTACCTTGACACAATGTATCTATGAGATATACTAAATGTATGGAGGAAGGGATATGATAGTAGAGTTTGTATTAGTAGTGAGTGTTACTACACCAATAGAAAGTTTTAGATATGTTGGACATTTTACTAGCTGCAAGCAAGCACATCTGTATGTAGAGTTAAACATACCTGATGCCAAAGCAACACGATGCTTGTTAGAAGATTATATCTATTTACCGGATTCAGTTAAGAAACGCACAATAAGGATTCATGATGGAGCTGAAAGCTTTTTACCAGTGGATCTGTAAAGAGTTCAACGAGGGTGAGCCGTTGGAGTATAAGTGGACGAGGGCTGATGGCTATTGGAAGGTAACTAAGGGCTTTCCAATGGGAGGTAAATCAGTCTCACTCCACGCAGTAGCAGAAGTAATGGAATACGAACGATGGCTGTTGAAAGAGAAAGATGCAGACAAACGTAAGCCAGGTAGGATTAAGAAAGTAACCACTAAATATAAAGGAGATTAGTATGACGTTAAAAGAATTAGGTTTGATCGGAGCAGCAGGTACAGTAGTGTTAGTAGGTATTGCTACCTTTTATGATAACGCACCAAGGTATTCTGATGCACCTATGACTTCGGTAATGACATCGGTACATGAAGAATTACCGGTTATCTTGCCAGTAAAAGAAATACCGTTACCACCACTAACAGATGAATTAGATGCTTTTGTATTTGCATCTAGTGTAGAAGAAATAGCAGAGCCATTGCCAGAGATTGTATTTGAAGATACACTACCGGTAATTTTACCTCCATTAACAGAAGTTGAATTACCACCACTACAAGGAGAAGTGTAATGAGCGATTTAAAACCGTTTCTAGTTAGACTGACACCGCAAAGTGTTGAGCTGCTAGATAAAGCATCTAAGGAAGAAGAGAAGACTAAAGCCGGATTAATTAACGAGGCTATTAAGGCTTACTTAACTAAAGACATTCGTAGTCGATTAAACAAGCTATGAATCCAACTATAAGATTAGAACTGCCTTATCCACCAAGCGTCAATAGTTATTGGCGTGCTAACGGACATAGACGATACATCAGTAAAGAAGGTGTAGAGTTTACTAAAGCAGTAGATCTTGTAGTGAAGCAAAGTAATGCCAAGAGTTTTGAAGAAAAGAAAGTAGCAATTAGTGTGATGATACACCCCAGATCTAAAAGAAAGTTTGACTTAGATAACACACTTAAAGCAATATTAGATGCACTAATGAAGGCTGGCATGTATAATGATGACAGTCAGATTGAGTACATTGAGATTGCTAGAGGTGAAGCAGTCGATGGCGGAAAGGCTGTCGTACATTTATATGACTATATAGGAGAAGAACATGGCTGAACAACCATATCAACGTAAACCAGGAAGTGGAAGTATTTTTAAGAATGATCGTAAGACAGAGGATTGGCATGCTGATTGGCGTGGTAAAGTATTACTACCAGATGGCACGGAGCATTACGTAGACTTGTATAGTAACAAAAGTCAGCGAGATGGCACGGAGTATTATGGCTTACGAATTGGTAATCCTGTCGCGGCATCCGCATCCAACACATCCGCACCAGTACGTCATCAAGCACCAGCGGCTGAGACTGTGGCCGAACTCGAGGACGATCTTCCCTTCTAATGAGTGAAGCTAAAAACAAAAACAAACCTATCCCGTCTTTGGCGGGTTATGGTGGTGTGAAAACACTACAAAAGAATCTGGAGCGCAGCACAACATTAGCTGCCAACAGAGAAGCTGTCGCCTATTCCTTATTGTCTATTGCTAACACCAAGATTACTGACTTTATGGAATGGGATGAGACAGGTAAAGTAAAAGTAAAACCAAGCCGTGATATTCCGGAGCATGCTCTGCAAGCAATTAAGTCTATCAAGATTGATAAAGATGGGCAGATTGCTATTGAGATGTGGGACAAGCCCGGAGTGTTACGCATACTAGCAAAAGCATCTGGTATGTTGGACAACCCAGAAGAATCCGACAAACCATCCGTTATTGGTATTAACATTAAAGCACCAATCATAGAAGGAGATATCGGTGAGTCCTAGAGAAAAATTTCTTAAGATGGCAAAAGAATTAAGCAGTAAACCATTAGACCCAAAAAAGTGGGCGCGTGATATATTAGCTGATCCTAACTACAAATCAGACCTTGGCATTGCTATGGCCAAGAAAGCACTAGACCCTAACAACTTAAGAGGTCTTGACAATGAATCCTAAAGACACCCAAGTCGGTGGCAACCATTACACTCAAATGCTAATACAGCCAATGGAATTTTCTATGGCTAACGGCCTTAATGCTATACAGCATACTGTGATTAAGTATGTAACTCGCGTTGACCTTAAGGGCAATGGCGATGAGGATATAGAAAAAGCAATACACACATTACAACTTTGGAAACAGTGGAGAAAAGATAATGGACATCAAGCAACAGATTGACCAACTGCGCGAAGAGTTTAAGATGGTAAACATGAATAACTCTCGAGTCATGCACATCATTGATACCCTATATACAGAAAACCAAGAACTCAAACGTATGATGACGATGAAGTTCAAAGATATAGACGATGAGCAATAAAAAAGAGCGCAGTAAAAAAGCACTCAGTGGTCCGGGCATTGACCTGGACTTTAGCACATCGCCGGCGGTATATGGATTCTTACAGTCTAATAAGTTTGTCCGCGGACTAATGGGACCAGTTGGATCAGGCAAATCATACGCCTGTGCTGCTGAGATCATGATGCGTGCCGTCAGACAAAAGCCCTCCCCACAGGATGGCATTCGCTATACCCGTTTTGTCATCGTACGAAACTCGTATCCAGAACTTAAGACTACCACAATTAAGACATGGCAGGAACTATTTCCTGAGAATACTTTTGGTCCAATGTTATATACCCCACCCATCACACACCACATACGTCTCCCATCCAGAGGAGATGCTGCGGGAATAGATTGTGAGGTCATATTCTTGGCATTGGATCAACCTAAAGATGTAAGAAAACTATTATCACTTGAACTGACGGGGGCATGGGTTAATGAAGCTAGAGAACTTCCTAAGGCAGTTATTGACGGTCTTACTCATAGGGTGGGTCGTTATCCTACTCAGCGTGATGGTGGTCCTACATGGCATGGTGTTTGGATGGATACCAACCCAATGGATGACGATCATTGGTGGCATCGTCTAGCAGAGAAAGAACCGATTACCGGTAAGTATGGCTGGGACTTCTTTCAACAACCCGGCGGTGTTATAGAGGTACCGATTGATGAACTGCCAGATAATCCAGAAGCAAACGATCATATCTTTGCTAGTGGACGATGGTGGAAGCTGAATCCTAAAGCAGAAAATGTAAAGAACTTACCAGCAGGTTACTACTCACAAATGTTGGGTGGTAAGAACTTAGACTGGGTGCGTTGTTATGCTGAGGGTAAATATACTTACGTACAAGAAGGCAGACCAGTGTGGCCAGAGTACGATGATAACTTAATGAGTTCAGATGAGGTAGAGTACGATGGTACATTGCCATTGCATATTGGACTTGACTTTGGTTTAACTCCAGCAGCAGCTATTGGTCAGCGTCTAGCAAATGGACGTTGGGTTGTATTACATGAGATAGTTACTGAAGATATGGGATTAGAAAGATTTGGTAATCAGTTGTTAGCCGAGCTAAATGCTAAATATCCTAAAGCACAAGTATTAGTATGGGGCGATCCTGCTGGTATGCAGCGTGATGCTATCTATGAAGTAACAGCCTTTGATTATTTACGTACATTAGGACTACGCGCACAACCAACTGCATCTAACAATTTCAGAGTAAGGCGTGAAGGTGCAGCAGCTCCAATGCAAAGATTGATTGCCGGTAAGCCAGGTCTGATGATACACAAGTCATGTAAGATGATTCGTAAATCATTGGCCGGTGGTTATCACTTTAAACGTGTAGCAGTTGGTGCCGGACATGAACGATTTAAAGATACTCCAAATAAAAACGAACACTCACACATTGGTGATGCGTTTGGCTACCTAATGCTAGGCGGTGGTGAACATAAGCGCATGACTAAAAGTCCATTGGCTGCTAGTACATTAATTGTACCAACAGTTGCAGGGAGTGACTTTGATGTATTTAATTAACCAAGAACATTTAGATGAGTATATGGTTAAAGTTAAAAATGCTCATTATCGAAACTATCACCCAGACCATATAGAACATTTTAAAGGATTTGATAACTATGGGTTTTCATCATTATCGAAACAAAATAGAAAACAACGTATTAATTATCAGTCTACTGTTGGTCCAGCAGTTACTGCATTTTATCACAATGATCCTGTTGCTATTTTTGGTTGCGGTATCCTTTGGCCTGGGGTTGGTGAAGCGTGGTCTTTATTTGACGAGAAAGCTAAACGATACCCGATAGCTATGACTAAGTGTGCAATAGCATTCTTTGATATCGTAGAGATATTATTTAATTTACATCGTATACAAATTACGGTAGTATCTAATGATGACCGCGCTATAGCTTGGGCAAAAACTTTAAAGTTTGTTTCTGAAGGATTAATGAAACAATATAGTGCTGATAAAGAAGATACATTTATTATGAGGAGAAAGTAACATGGGTGGATTAATGGGCGGTAAGCCTGATAACTCGGCAGCATTAGCTCAAATTGAGCAATCAAGAAAAGAAACAGAAAGAATGCGAATGGAATCAGAAGCAGAAAAGCGTGACTTACAAGAACAAATGGCTGCTAAGAAAAGAGCATCAGCTCGTGGTGGATCAAGAATGTTGCTGTCTGATACACGTTTAGACCCAGAAGAAGGGGTTGGTGAAGACACTCTAGGAGCTTCGTAACATGGCTGCCCTTGACTTTGGCATGGCTAAAGCTCGTGGGCTAGTCGCGCCTATAAAAGAAGCAGAAGCGGATTTAATTAAACAAGCTGGCGGACGTAACATATTTAAGTCTGAGGATTGGTGGAATGACCAATACAATAAAACTATAAGACAAGGTATTTCCGAAACCTATACAGAGCGAGTTAATTATAACCCGCTTTCTAGTGGGGGGTATAGTAATATTGGAGGAACTAACGCGTTTGGAATGCCACAAGCAGTACAAAGACCACAATATGTAACTAAAGTAAGGCAAAAAGATTTAACTCAAGCACAATTAGATTCTATTATAGCAGCATCTAAAGCGTCTCAAAAAAAATCTAAGTCTGAACTAGAGTCTACTAAAGCAGCACAAAAAAGATTGTCACGCGGAACTGGCGGTCTGTTAGCTAAAGCACCAATACCGGGAACAGAGGGCATGGCAACTGGTATGCCAGCACTAGGTGAAACAGGTCTTGGCATTGTTGGATCTATGTTAGGTGTAGGAACAGAACTATAATGTGGAGCTGGCATTTTTATTGGGGATTTGGTTTAGGCTTTGAGTGGACTGAATCTACTTACGATGGCGATACTATATCTCACTTTCTTATAAACATAGGATGCTTGCGTCTACAGCGTAGTGAGTGGGCGTAACTATGGAATGGCATGAAATTACTTTTCCTCCTATTAATTTGCATAACGCTCCAAGGACATAGAGTGGATTTAATTGAACATTTAAAAGACCGAGAAGGAGTCAAGTATGTTAGTTATCTTGATAGCCTTGACAAACCTACAGGTGGAGTTGGTCATTTATTAACTAAAGAAGAGCAAGCATTGTATCCTATCATTGAAAAGGTAGGAACTCCTATCCCAGAGAATGTGGTAAACCAATGGCTAGAGCAAGATGTAAAGATTGCAAAAGCAGCAGCAAAAAATCAGTTAGCTGAATTACCTAACAAACCAACACAGCAATTTGAAAATGCTTTAATTGGAGTAAACTTTCAATTAGGCACAAATTGGTATAAAGAGCATAAAAAAACTTGGAAGTATCTTAAGGAAGGTAAATACACTAAAGCATCAAGAGAAGTCTTTAATTCTAAGTGGCATCAACAAACTCCAAAAAGAACTAAAGATTTTAATCAAGCAATATTACAGTTTAGAAATGGAATAGAAACACAAGAATATTTTGCTGACAGCACAGTAAACACCACAAACAATAAAGGGCTATTTAAAAAACTTAAGGATTTATTTTAATGGGTGAAGATGAAATCATCAGTCCAACACAAGTACAAAAGATTTTAAGTAGAATTAGTGTTGACATGTCTGGCGGTAAAAATAAACAAGGCACATCATCAGTTGGTGGATATGCTGAGTACAGACAACCTATTATTGACAAGAAGTTAGATGTAGTAATTGGAGCCTCTGCTTTTTATGCGGATGGAGATTGGGGACATGCTAAAGGCGTGCCTTATAAGGGTGCTAGATTGGAGTTTAGTTTTTAATGATTATAGATTATAAAGGCGCGTATCCTACTAGGGATGTTCAACAAGTTAGGCTAATTGAAGGCCATTCGTTTTCTACTGGGTATGTACGCACATTTGCTGACCCTTTACCAGCTAATAATTCTATTGACATTGCTCTTGCTTTTCCAGAAAACATTAATCCAATTATAACCATTACTGGGTTATGTGGTGGTAATGCAATGGCGTATTTGTATGAAAACGCTGTTGTCACTGGCGGTACATCAATACCAATCATTAATAGAAACCGATCAAGTACAATTACTAGTGAAAGTGTAGCTTTAGCTAACCCCACAGTAACTTCAACTGGTACTTTAATTATAAGCGAAATCTTGACTGGTGGTGTTGGTAAAAAAGGTGGTGGCGCAGAAGCTGGAGGTAGCACTTTAATACTAAAAGGGGCAACAGCTTATTTGTTTAGATTAACCAATGAAGATGCAACTAACACTCCACACGCAACTGAGATAATATTAACCTGGACTGAATAACTATAAGGAACTAATGCAATGATGAGATTAACGGCTGAGGATGTTTTAAAAAGACATGACAAGGCATTAACAAGAAAAGAAAACTTTAGGAATCTATACGAAGAAGCCTATGAGTTTGCATTGCCACAACGTAATCTCTATGACGGGCATTATGATGGTAAAGTAGGTGGTAATAAGAAAATGAATCGTGTATTTGATTCTACTGCTATTAACTCTACTCAACGATTTGCTAACAGAATGCAATCAGGCATATTTCCTCCACAAAGAAAGTGGTGTCGATTAGAACCAGGATCAGACATTCCTACTGATCGTAAACAAGAAGCGCAATTAGCTTTAGACGTGTATTCAGATAAAATGTTTGATGCACTGAAACAATCTAACTTTGATATTGCTATTGGTGAATTCTTGCTAGATTTGTCTGTTGGTACAGCAGTTATGATGGTTCAGCCAGGTGACGATGTTAATCCAATTAATTTTATACCAGTACCACAATACTTAGTATCGTTTGAAGAAGGTGCAGACGGACAAGTTGATAATGTTTACAGACGTATGCGTATTAAAGGTGAGGTACTAGAAAGACAATGGCCGGACATTAAAATACCAGACCAGCTAAAAAAACAAATTAAAGATAAACCTACTGAAGAAATTGAACTAATAGAGGCAACAGTACAAGATCAGAAGCGTGGTGATTATTGCTACCATGTTATTGATAAGAAGTCTAAGACTGAATTAGTTTATAGAAGAATGAAACAAAGTCCTTGGATAGTATCTCGTTACTCTAAAGTAGCTGGTGAAATCTATGGACGTGGACCACTTATTACTGCACTGCCAGATATTAAGACATTAAACAAAACATTAGAGTTAGTATTAAAGAATGCTTCTCTAGCTATTAGTGGCGTGTACACAGCTGCTGACGATGGTGTGCTTAACCCCAACACAGTTAAGATTATGCCTGGAGCAATTATTCCTGTAGCACGTAACGGTGGGCCACAAGGTGAGTCATTACGACCATTACCAAGATCAGGCGACTTTAATGTATCTCAAATTATTATGGATGATTTGCGAGCAAACATTAAACGCATCTTGCTTGACGAAAGTCTTCCACCTGATAATATGAGTGCAAGGTCTGCAACAGAAGTTGTTGAAAGAATGAAAGAGCTGTCACAGAACTTAGGCTCTGCATTTGGTAGACTGATTAATGAAACCATGATTCCATTAGTAAGTAAGATTTTAGCAGTAATGGATGACAGAGGATTGATTGACCTACCTCTTGAAGTAAATGGTTTAGAAATAAGAATTGCAGCAGCTGCTCCATTAGCACAAGCACAAGCTATGGAAGAAGTAGAGAAAGTAATGCAGTATGCTCAAATAGCACAACAAGCAGGTCCAGAAGCAATGTCAACATTGAAGATGGGCGAGATGATGGATTTTATTGCAGAACAGTTAGGTATACCACAGCGTGTATTAACTACTAAGATGGAACGAATGATGATGCAGCAACAAGCCATGGAACAAATGCAACAAGCGGCTATGCAGAATCCAGAAGCAGCCGGACAAGTAGCTACACAAGTGGCTGACCAAGCAATGAAACAAGGACAAGGATAAGTTATGGCAACTGCTAAAGAAAAGATAAAAGCAAACCAACTGCGTAAAGCAGAAGAAGTTGAAAAAGCTGATACTAGGCAAAGAATAAATCAATACAATTCAGATCCTAGAAATAAAGTAGACAACAAAGATGGCGTAGAAGGCATGATGAGCAAAAAGCCTAAGTCAAGTGTTGGTAGGTATAGAAAAAGTTTAGAAGTCATTGAAAAATACAACAAGTTGTCAGGATCAGAAAAAGATAAATTAAATAAGATGGAGAAAGAAGAAGTACAACAAGCAAAGATGTATGTTAAAGAGATTGCAAGTCAGACTTCGCACAAAAGTATGAAAAGAAGCAATCGTTTATTAATGCAGGGAATAAGTGTAGAGGATGACGAATAATGAGCTTATACGAAAACATAAACAAAAGAAAAAAAGCTGGTACAAGCAGGACTAAGAAAGACTCAACAGTTACTGAGAAAGCATACAAGAATATGAAAGCTGGCTTTCCTAAGAAGAAGAAATAATGGCTGGATGGGATGATTTAGAACAAGGGTTACCTCTTGATATACGAGATGTTAACCAAAAGAAAGATGATTTAGATCGCTTAGTATTAAGAGTAATGGGCGATGAAGATGGACAGAAGTTGATGGATTGGTTACGCCAAGCCATTTACGAGCAACCTGTTGCCTTGCCGGGAAGCGACCCAAGCTATGCTTACTTCCGTGAAGGGCAGAATTCTATAGTGAAGGATTTAGAAGCAAGGATAATTAGAGCAAGGAAATTATAATGGAAGAAGCAATCGAACCTAGTGTTCAGGAAACTGAATCGACTGGCCTACTCGATGGAGCATCACCAGAAGTTGAGGAAGCTAATACAGACCAGGTAGAAATAGATCACCGTGATCCAGATGAGTTGAAAGCAAAAGAAGAATTTGCTGTCAAAAATGGTGATGAAGAATCATCAGAAATTCCTGATTATTACCCAGAAAACTTTATTAAAGATGGAGTGAAAGACGAAGAAGCACTTGTCAAATCATACAATCATTTTAAAAAGTTAGTATCACAAGGAAAGCATAAAGCACCAGAAGACGGCAAGTATGATGCGTCTGCTTTTGGTAATACACCAGAAGACGATCCTATCAGAAGTCATGTGATGGATTGGGCAAAAGAATACAATGTTAGTCAAGCAGCATTAGACTCATTGGTTGGTCAAGTAGTAGATATGAATCAACAAAGCGCAGAGTCATATGAAGTTAACCTTGCAGAAGAACGTAAGGCATTAGGTCCGAATGCTGATGCACGCATTAATAGCATGGTAAGTTGGGGAAAAAACTTTGTTCAAAAAGGCATATGGTCTAATGAAGATTTTGACGAGTTCAAAATTATGGGCGGTACTGCCAAAGGTCTAGCAGCTCTTGAGAAACTTAGAGCATCGCAAGAAGGCAGAGTTCCTCTCGAAGCAACACCAGTTGAAGGCGCACCATCTAAAGTAGAACTGCAAGCCATGGTAGCTGATCCTAGATACCAAGACGATCCATCTTATAGACAAAAAGTCGAACGAGCGTTCCAGCAAGTATACGGCTAATCTATTGCAAATAAGCCTTATTTGTGCTATATTCACGGATAAGGCTCACTGCATTTCACAACGCAATCCTTAAACGCAAGTAACCTTGTCGAATGGCTATCGTAAATAGCAAGCACTGGCCCAGAAATTCTGGCATACCACAGCGATTAATTTAATTTATTAATTTCTAAGGAGACAACAATGGCTATTGGATTATCTAATGCTTTTGTGACACTCTTTGATGCCGAAGTTCATCAGGCTTACCAAGCGAAAGCACAATTGGTTGGTGCAACTAGACAAAGACGCGGCGTTGAAGGTGCAACAGTAAAATTCCCTAAAGTTGGGAAAGGCGTGGCTACACTACGTGTACCACAAACAGACGTAACTCCACTTAACGTGGACTTCAGTCAAGTAACAGCTACACTCGAAGATTGGAATGCAGCTGAATACTCAGACATTTTCATGCAACAAAAAGTTAACTTTGACGAAAGACAAGAGTTAGTTCAAGTAGTAGCGAACGCTATTGGCCGTAGACAAGATCAACTTATTCTTGACGCATTAACAGCATCAGGTACTTCACTGGCTGTTGGTAATGACGTTGGTGGTACTGACACAAACCTTAACGTAGCTAAACTACGTGAAGCTAAAAAGTTACTAGATAAAGGTAACGTTCCTCCACAGGATCGTCATATGGTTATCCATGCTAACTCACTAGCTTCTTTACTTTCAGAAACAGCGGTAACATCTACTGACTTTAACACTGTTAAAGCTTTAGTATCTGGCGAAGTTGATACTTTCTTAGGTTTCAAATTCCACGTACTAGGCGACAGAACTGAAGGCGGTCTTGCTGTTGATGGATCTTTAGACAGAACTTTATGGGCTTTCCATAAATCTGCTATGGGTTACGCTGAAGGTATTGGTCCTAAGACAGAGATCAACTATGTACCAGAAAAAACATCATTCCTTGTGAATTCTATGTTTTCTGCTACTTCAGTTGCAATCGATGCTGAAGGTATTGTTCAACTCACATGTCGTGAATCTTAACAGGGAGACTATAAATGGCTTATAACGTAAATGGTTTATCAGCTGCTGGTGGTCAATCTAAAGCAGGTGACGCTCCACAAATGTGGACATATCAATCAGCGGATGCAATTGCAACAGTAAATACCGCTGGTTACTTTAACGGTGCTTCAACTATATTAAAAGTACATGATTTAATTTATGTAGTTGACACAGCAACTCCAACAGCAACTTTGGTAGTAGTATTATCAAATGCAGCAGGCGTTGTCGATGTATCAGACGGAACTACTGTTTCAGTAGCGGACGCTGACTAAGTAATAGCAATAATGCAGAAGGTGGGGGTTTCGGCTCCCACCTATTTGCACATTTGGAGAAAGTAAATGGCAACAGGTGATACTAGTATTAAAATATGCTCTGACTCATTATTGATGTTAGGAGCAAGTCCTATATCTTCATTTACCGAAGGAACAGATGAGGCAAACATTTGTGACCGACTTTATCCAGATATTAAGATTAAAACATTGGCCAGTTACCCCTGGTCTTTCTCGTTTAAAAAGGTGCAGTTAGCTAGACTAATTACTACACCAACCAATGAATATAAGTACCAATATCAAATGCCATCAGACATGATTGGCGTTCCAAGAGCAGTGTATGATACTGCCAATATTGGTGGACCAGTAAGAAGAGAATATAGGTTATTAGGTGACAAGTTACTTACAGACTATGAGTCAGTATATGTGGATTATCAATATGATGTTCCAGAATTTGCTCTACCTCACTATTTTGTACAATTACTTAAATACCAAATGGTATGGCATCTGGCTATGCCTATCACAGATCAAATTGAAAAGACAGACTATTGGAGATCAGTAGCACAAGGCTCTCCAGGTGAGAATGGACGTGGTGGTTTTATGCGCCAAGCAATGAATATTGATGGACAAGGCCAACCAACAAACGCATTCCAAGATTTCTCATTAATTAATGTGAGGTACTAATGGCTCGTTTTGTAGAGATACAAACCAACTTTACGACTGGAGAGTTAGACCCTCTTGTTCGTGCTAGGGTTGATCTCAAAGCATATGACAATGCGTTAGAAACAGCACAGAATGTTATATGCCAACCTCAAGGTGGTTTAACGCGTAGACCTGGCACTCAGTTTATTAATGAGCTAGGTGGCTCTCCAGAGAATGGTGTGCGCTTGATAGCGTTTGAGTTTTCTACGTCTGACAGCTATATGCTGTGCTTTACCAATGACACAATGTATGTGTATAAGAATAAAGCTCTAGTACATACTCAAACATCTACAGGAATCGTTAGTGCCAACTTAGATCAAATGTGTTGGACACAATCTGCTGATACATTGATTGTAGTGAATGAAGATATGCAGCCAAGGAAGATTGTTCGTAACACTGACACCTCTTGGACTATTAGTGCTATTGCTTTTGACAGCATTCCTAAGTATGCGTTCACATTAACAACCACTAATCCAGCTGGCAGTATTACCGCTAGCGATGTATCAGGCAAGGTCACTATTACTGCAACATCTGCTGTGTTTAATTCAGGGCATGTTGGTCAATACATTAATGCTTCGCCACAAGGTCGAGCAAAGATTGTAAAATTTAATAGCTCAACATCAGTAAACGTAGTAACAGAATTTCCCTTCTTTGATACTACTGCAACTACTACAGGCAATTGGGAATTAGAAACAGGATATGAAAACGTATGGTCAGCAAGTAAAGGTTGGCCTATTTCTGTTACGTTCCATCAAGGACGACTATACTTCGGTGGTAGTAGATCAAGACCATCTACTATATGGGGATCAAAAGTAGGACTATTCTTTGATTTTGAAGCTATAGAAGGCTTAGATGATGATGCAGTTGAGGCTACACTAGATACCAATACCTTCAACGCTATTACCGATATTATATCTGGTCGAGACTTACAGGTGTTTACTACTGGTGGTGAATTCTACGTACCACAGGAAGGGTTAACACCGATCACACCAACTGACTTCTTTTTCTCTACCACATCACGTAACGGATCAAGAGAAGGTGTACGAGTAAAGTCGCTTGAGTCTGGTGTATTGTTTATACAAAGACAAGGTAAAGCGCTGTCTGAGATTGCATACTCTGATACACAGCTTACTTACGTTACTTCTAAAATATCATTATTAGCCGGGCATCTATTGAAAGGTCCTAAACGTATGGACATTAGGCGTGCTGTTGCTACTGATGAAAATGATCTATTGTTAATTGTTAATGAAGATGACGGTACGATGGCGGTGTTTTCACTGCTACGCTTGCAGAATGTTATTGCGCCATCTGAGTTTACAACTGACGGATCATATATTGATGTTGGTGTTGACATTACTGATATATATAGCGTAGTAAAAAGAACAGACAGCGGCTCTGATAAATATTATGTAGAAGTGTTTGATAGTGAAAGATTAACAGACAGTGCTGTAGTAGGGACTACATCAACTACTGCTAACATGGCTCATATTGAAGGAAGTGTAGTAAATGTATTATCAGATGGTTATGTTGAAAACAATCAAACAGTACCTGCTGGGGGAACTGTTACTTTTGTTAACCCACCAACCACATCCAGCGAGGTTGGATTACCGATTGACATTCAAGTAAAAACTATGCCGCTTAATATTAAAGCTCAAGCTGGCACACGTATTGGCTTTAGAAAGCGTGTTGTAGAAGTAAATGCAATATTATTAAATACACAGAATCTTGTGATTAATGGCAATTTAGTTCCTATCAGATCTTTAGGTGCAGGTGGATTAGACACTGCTGTACCTGAGTTTACTGGTACTAAAGTATTGCATGGTATACTAGGATATAGTAATGATGGGCAAATAACTGTGACACAAAGCGCACCGTTAAAGTTCACATTACTTGGTTTAGAATATAAAGTATCAGTTTATCAAGGAAGATAACGTATGGAAGGCATAACCTTAGCACAAGCATTTAGCGCCGCAAGCGCAGTCAGTTCAGTGATGGGCGCATTTCAGTCTATGCAACAAGGTGCAGCTGCTGAATCACAATATGAAATTCAAGCTGCTCAAGCAAGAGCTAAAGCGGAAAGAGAAGCAGTTAACGCAGAGATTGAAGGCAACAATGTATTACGTAAGCTAAGACAAACCAATGCAGCGGCAGTTGCTCGTGGCTTCTCTGGCGGTGTGAGTGGATTCTCTGGATCAGCTAAATTAATTCAAGAAGTTAATGCTAAAAATGCTGGTAGAGACTTTACTAACTTACAACGAACAGCCGCAGAAAGACGATCATACGGTGAAGTACAAGAGATGATGTTCTTAGAAGCAGCAGACAATGCTAAGTCTAGCTCTACATTTGATGCTATATCAGGACTAGCTGGTGCTGCATTTAATGCTTATGCTTTGATGCCTGGAGGTGGGACACCACCAACTACAGTGCCTGGATACGAAGGGTATAGATCACAATTTAACGCAATGAGTTCATACACAGGATCTACTTCAATGATGACTAATGAAAGCATAATGAATCCATTTAAAACTGGACCTCAATATAATCTTGGCCCAAGCTACTAAGGATAAATAATGGCTAAACTACCACAATACGAAAACAGAGCGCCGTTAATGGCCGATGCGCCAACACTGCAAACGCCACAATATGGCGAAGCAATTAGACGGTCTAAAAGTATACAAGGTGCATTAGATACTGTAACTAAGTTTGCAAATTCACAAGCAGAAAGAGCAGTAAAACAAGAAGCAATGGAGTATACAGTAGCTAACCCTTTAACAGCAGAACAGTTAGAGAAAGCACGTGTAAGTGGTATTAACCCTATCGAACAAGCAATGAATGGTGGTATGGTATGGAACGATGCCTTACAAAAACTATACGGCCAACAAGCATCTGCCGAGTTAACCAACAAAGCATATAAACACTTTGATACTACCTTAGCTAGAGTAGAAACTGGTGAGCTACAGGATGCCGGACAAATTCAACAAGCCTTAGAAAAACCATTAGCTGCATGGCGTAATGTCTTATCACAGATTGATCCAGAAGAAGCTAATAGATTTTATGCGCAAAGCGTAAATAATGGTGGTAGTTACTATAGGAAAGCTTTGGGTGACTTAAGAACTCAAGAACAATTAAGACAAGATGAATTAGCTAAAGACACATTAAGCGAAAAGTTAAAGTCGCTAGATATGGATTTTCAGTCAGGCATGGATCCAGACATGTTATTTGCCAAATTTGAAAATGACATGGCATCTACTAAAGAGTTATTTAAAGACAGTGCTAACAGAAAAAGCTATGAAGCATTAGTTGAAAGCGAATTTACTACTGGCCTATACAAGCATATAGCAAAAGACTTATCTAAACAGTTTGGTTCAACTGATGAAGTGATCCTAGCTATGAGCGAAGGTAAGGCTGGTGCATGGAGTAAGGTATATAAAGAACTGACCTTTAAACAAAGAGACTCTCTAGAGACTGAAGTTAAGTCATACTTTAAAGCTATAGATCAAATTAACCAGAAAAAACTGACAGCGCTTAACGCTAATGCAACAGACATTGAAAAATCTATCGTTAATAATGAAACCTCACCGGATCGATTAAAAGATAACATTATTCAATTAAGCGATGATGCAAGTAAATT